ACACCAAACGAAAGAAAACACGAAAGAGTAAAGTCATTACCTTAAGAGTAACAGACGAAGAAAAGAAGCTTTTAGAATTGAAAGCAAGGCGCACACGAAAGACGTTAAGCGCATACATTTTAAGTAAAACAATAAAGTAAATGGAACAGAAAAACAACACAGGTGCAATTTTTAAGAACGACTACAAAAAGACGGAGCAGCACCCAGACTACAAAGGTAAAGCAATGATCGACGGAAAAGCTAAAGACGTTGCAGTATGGTTAAACGAATCACAAAACGGCAAGAAGTATTTTAGTATTAAGTTTTCAGAACCTTACAAAGAAGCTGAAGCACCTAAACAAGATATGCCACAAGACTTACCAAAGCAATTAGACGACTTACCTTTTTAAGTTAGGTGTGTTCAAATCGGAGAAGCGTTCAGAAATGGGCGCTTTTTTTTATTCACAACGTTTCGTTGAAAACTACGTCTATACACTATTAGAAAATAATCACTACATTTGTTTAGATACTAATCAATGAAATGGCTTAAGAAAGTTGCAGAACATCACGAAGACTATTTACGCATTGTAAAAAGTTTAGGTGTTGACGACTTGGCAGAAGACATAGTACAGGAAATGTACATTAAGATTAGTAAGTATTGTTCGCCAGAACGCATACTACAAGAAAACGGAAAAGTAAACAAATACTACATAAGGTGCGTACTTTACAATTTAGTCTTTGACTACCGTAAACAACAAAACAAGCATAAGAAAGTTAATATAGAAGAAGTCTACAATTTGAAAGTTGAATACGATTACATAGAAGAAACAGAAGCTTTTACTTCATTGATTAGAAAAATTGATAGCGAAGTAGAAACGTGGCATTGGTACGATGAAATGTTATTTAACCTTTATCGTGATAGTGGAAAGTCAATACGGAAACTTTCTGAAGAAACACGAATTAGTACAAGCAGCATATTTCAAACGTTAAAGTATTGCAAAAACCAAATACGAATAAATGTAGGCGAAGACTACGAAGACTTTATGAACGAAGACTATGAATTACTATGAACGAAAAAGACGTAAAAGCAGAAATTAAAAGACTAAAGACAAAGATAAAAGGCGATATGTACGAAGATATGGAAACGATGCAACAGATATACGAACTAAAGCTAATCTTGAACCCAGAAATAGAAAACAAACCAGAATTAGACGACGACGAATGTTTGTCGTGTGGTGCTTAAATAAAAACAAATGGAAAAGAAACCTAGAAAAAAACGAACTACAAAAAAGAAGTCTGAAGGATTAGGCGACACAATAGAAAAGATAACAGAAGCTACAGGCATAAAAGCTGCGGTTAAGTGGTTAGCTGGTGACGACTGCGGTTGTGAAGAACGAAAAGAAAAGCTTAACAAACTTTGGCGATATACACAACCTAAATGCCTACAGGAAGACGAACACGAATGGTTAAATGAATGGTACATAAGAAGACGTGAAACTATGCGGCCAAGTGAACAGAGAAGAATGTTAGAAATTTACAATAGAATCTTTGACACTAACCAACAAGCAACACAATGCTCAAGTTGCTTAAGAGAGATAAACACGAAAATGTATAAAGTATTTGAAACTTACGACAATGCCAATACCTAAACCAAAACCAAACGAAAAGAGACGTGATTTTATGGCGCGTTGTATGTCTGAAAAAACAATGGTAAACGAATACGGCACAGACCAACGTTTAGCAATTTGCAGCACAAGTTATAGAGACAACCTACAAAAAAACGAAAAAGACAATGGCAAAAAGAGGTAGACCAAGAAAGATAGAAAGCACAGAACAAATGTACGATATGTTCAAAGCTTACAAAGTAGAACGTAAAAACAACCCACGTATAAAATACCACCTAAACCAAAGAAGCGGTGATATGGTAGGCGAACCTTTAGAAGTACCTTTAACTATGGAAGGCTTCGAAATATTTTGTTGGGAAAAGTACGACTTAACAATTAGTAATTACTTCGATAAGAAAGAAGAATACAAAGATTTTTATACTGTCTGTACGCGTATACGTAGAGAAATACGTGAAGACCAAATCACAGGTGGTATGGTTGGACAGTATAACCCAAGCATAACACAACGTCTGAACGCACTAAAAGAGCAGATAGAACAAACAAATATAGAGCAACCACTTTTTCCAGATGTTAAAGAGAACGACAGCGATAAATAAAATACTTGCGTTAAAAAAACGAATCAAAATTATTCAAGGCGGTACTTCGGCTGGTAAGACCTTTGGTATACTTCCAATACTAATAGACAAAGCTGCAAAGAAAGGTGGTTTAGAAATTAGCGTAGTAGCTGAATCAATACCGCATTTGCGTAGAGGTGCTTTACGTGACTTCTTGAAAGTTATGAAGTGGACCAACAGGTTCGTAGATGAACGCTACAATAAGTCACTACTAAAATACGAATTTGCAAACGGTAGCTTTATAGAATTCTTTAGTGCTGACGATAGCAAAAAACTTCGTGGAGGTAGAAGAAATATTTTATATATCAATGAGTGCAATCAAATATCTTTTGAAAGTTTTTTAGAAATGTCAATCCGAACAAAAGACGAAGTATTTTTAGACTACAACCCAACGGCTGAATTTTGGGTACAGACAGAACTTGAAGGACAAGAAGACGCAGAAAAGATAATCTTAACATACAAAGACAACGAAGCTTTAGACGTAGGAATAGTAGACCAAATAGAAAAGAACATAAAGAAAGCTGAAACTTCTAACTATTGGAAATCGTGGGTGGATGTTTATGTAAACGGTCTTATGGGAAAACTTGAAGGCATCGTATTTAGCAACTGGAAACAGATTGACACAATACCAAAAGAAGCACGACTTGTAGGCATAGGACTTGACTTTGGTTACACTAATGATCCAACTTCTTGCATAGAAATATACAAGCATAACGAAAAACGAATACTAAACGAAATAGTATATCAAACAGGAATGTTAAATAGCGACATAGCAAACAAGCTACCAAAAGACGTACCTGTATATGCAGATAGCGCAGAACCTAAAAGTATTGCAGACATTCAGCGCTATGGAATAACAATAAAAGGCGTAACGAAAGGCAGAGATAGTATTAACTACGGAATTGATGTAATGCAACGTGAAAACTATTTAGTTACTTCTAATAGCACAAATCTTATAAAGGAGTTAAGAAGCTATTGTTGGGACACAGACAAGACAGGTAAACGACTAAACAAACCTATCGACAATTACAACCACGCAATCGATGCGGTGCGTTATCACGAAATGGAAACGTTAGGAATGAACAAGAATTACGGAAGCTACAATGTATTATGATAGATTTAAGAAAAGGAGAATGTTTAAAGGAATTGAAAACAATAAAAACAGATTCTATTGATTGTATAATAACATCGCCACCATATTGGAAAGGTTTTGAATATGAGGCATATTTTAACTCTTACCTACAATATATAAATTGGTGTAAGGAATGGTTAAAAGAATGTAAAAGAGTTTTAAAAAAGAACGGAACTTTCTATCTAAATATTACAAACGATAGCGAAACAACTACAAGAGCATTTGAGTTACTGAATGTAGCGACAAACGATGTTATGTTTAAACTTCACGAGACTATTGTATGGTATCGTTACAATCAACAACCTGCAAACACTACAAGACAATTAACAAATCAAACTGAATTTGTTTTTATGTTAAGGAATACAAGTGCGAATGTTTACCTAAATAAAAAAGAAGCATACGAATACAATCCTAAAATGTTTAAGACTAAAAACGTTGGTAATGTTTGGGAAATACCGTTCAATAGTGGTAAAAAAAATACTAAATCATTCGGCAGAAAAGAAACCAAATCAGCATACGGACATAGCGGTTTTCCTTTAGAATTACCTACTACTTGCATACTTTTAAGCACAGAAGAAAATGATACGGTTTTAGACTTATTTATGGGTACAGGAACAACGGGTATAGCTTGTAAGAATACAAATAGAAACTTTATAGGAATTGATTTAGATGATAATGCTTTTAATATTTCTAAAGAACGAATAGAAGAAAACGAATACAAACTATTTTAGTCTGTAAAGTACAAAAACACAAAAAAAAAGTTATTACTATATGAAGTTAGATATTTTACTACCTACTAACCTTTCCGAAATACCTTTAAGTAGGTATCAAGAATTCATTGCTATGAAAGAAAAAAGCAACGATGAAGAATTTATAGCGCAAAAAATGATACAAATATTCTGCGGTATGAAGTTAGGCGAAGTGGCGAAGATTAAAATGAAGCACTTGAACGAATTAATTACACACTTTACAAAGGTGTTTAGTGAAAAGCCACAACTGATAAGAAAGTTTAAAATTAAAGATATAGAGTTTGGCTTCATACCAAAGTTTGACGACATAAGCTTTGGTGAATATGTAGATTTAGAAAACTATATGAAAGATTGGAAGACGTACCACAAGGCTTTAAGTGTTATGTACAGACCAATCAAAAACACGAACAAAGACAAGTACGATATAGTAGACTACGAACCTAACGAAGATATGCAAGACCTAATGAAGTTTGCACCTTTAGACGTAGCGATTAGCAGCAGTTTTTTTTTGTCAAGTTTAGGAATAGAATTACTGAAAGCTACCCAGACTTATTTGAAGAAAGAACTGAAGAAGATGACGGATTCAACCAATTCAGCGAAAGGTATCAATTTGGCAAAAACTGGGGTTGGTATGGAAGTATCTATGGACTGGTTGACGGAGACATTACAAAGTTTGATGAAGTCACAAGCTACAGACTTACTAAATGTCTCACGTATCTCACCTTCAAAAAGCAAAAACACGAAATCGAAGCCAGAGAACTTAAACAACAAATGAAGCGATGAATTATTTTGATATTATAGACAAACTAAAAACACACTTTGACGGTGACGTATTAGTAAACACAGTTACACAAGGCAACCTATTCGACATAGACTTGTCAAAGCAAACTATCTTTCCTTTAGTACATATCATTGTAAACACGGCTTCACTTGAAGGCAATGTAGTACGGTATAATATTTCAATACTTGCAATGGACATTGTAGACATAACAAAAGACGAAGAAGAAAATAAGTTTGACGGCAATGACAACGAACTATATGTTCTGAATACGCAGCTACAAGTATTGACACGTTGCTACGAACTTTTACTACGTGGTGACTTATGGACTGACAAATTCCAAATAGACGGCAATCCTACTTGCGAACCTTTTGTTGATAGATTCGAAAATAAGTTAGCTGGTTGGACAATGACAACAGACATATTAATTCCTAATGGTATGACTATTTGCTAATGGCACAATTTAACAACATACAAGAACTATTAGACGACTTCAAAGACAATGTTATTCGTGAAGCTAAAAGCAACTTAAAAACGAAAGGCAATCTTAACAGTAGTTTAAAAGGTTATGTTAAAGAATCTAAAAATAGCATACAGATAAGCTTTGAGATGGAAAGCTACGGTGCTTTTGTTGATCAAGGTGTAAGAGGTAACAAGTCAAGCAACAAAGGAAACAAGCAAAGCGAATCACCATTTAAGTTTGGTACAAATAGCAGCTTAATAGGCAAAGCAAAAGGTGGTATGTCTGGCATTATGACTAAATGGGTAAAACAAAAAGGCTTTCAATGGAAAGACAAAAAGACAGGTAGATTTATGTCGTATAAGTCTATGGGTTATTTAATAGCACGAAGCATTTATTCTAAAGGTCTAAAGCCTACACTTTTTTTTACAAAGCCTTTTGAAAAGTATTACGATAAACTACCAGACGAACTTATGGAAATGTTCGGCTTTGAAATGGAAACTTTATTTGACCAAATAACGAAATCAAACTTTAAGAAATGAGTATAAATTTATCACGTTCACCTTTCATTATAGAAATAGACGAAACAGGACAAACAGGCAGCAAGATAGAGTTGTTCTTGTGGACTACAGGAAGCCAACCACCGTCACCACAATACACTTTGAGTAAAAAGATACCAGCGACAAACAACATAAACACGTACTACGATATTGCACCTTACGTAAAAGAATATTACACATTTGGCAAATGGGACAATGATGCAGCTATTTATTTTGACGTAGACATAAGCACCAATTACATTGTAAACTATGTAGTAAAAAAATACAAAGAAGTAAGCGGAACATATACACTACTTACGCCAAACGTAACAGGTCAATTTATGAATGGCTATTCTGAATATATGGAAGGACAGAACAGAGTTATGCAAGACGTTCTTTTAGACGAAGGCACATATTTCTACAACTACGATGCTGACATACCTACAAGTCAAGGTAACGCACTTGCTGGAAGCTTTGACGTTGAAATGGAAGTAGGCGAAACAATACGCTACACAAATTTAAGCACGGCAGCGACTCAAGACTACGTTGCAACTTCTGCTGGTGTTAAGTCTTTTGGTAGAGTTTACACAGGTTGGAACTTGTACGGCAACAAAGTAGAAAAACTGAACACAGGAAGTAACGTAATTTGGACTGCAAAATTTAAGCCCGTATGTGAACCGAAGTATAAACCTGTAGTTATTGACTTTGTAAACAAATATGGTAGTTGGTCACGCATATACTTCTTAAAAGCGAACAAAAGAAACGTAACGGTAAAAGCAGACAAGTACAAACTAAACCCACAAGCGTTACCATATTCACCGACACAAGACGGAGGACAGATACACGAATTTAACAAGACAGGTAGCGAAAGCATAAGACTAAATACAGGTTGGGTAAACGACAACTACGCAGAATACTTACAACAACTTCTTTTAAGTGAAAACGTAACATTGTTAGACTACGACTACAACCAATTCTACAATCCTGTAAACGTACAGACACAAAGTTTAGAAAAGCAGACAGGTTTGAACAATGGAATGATGAATTATGAACTTACGTTTGACTTTGCTTATGATCTAATCAACAACGTAGTATAATGAGAACGGTACAAGTTTACATAGAAGGACAAAGGTTAGACCTATTTGAAGACGAACAAATAAACGTCACAAGTACACAACAGAACGTTCAAGATATTAGCAAAGTATTTACAGACTTCTCACAAAGCTTTAGCGTACCAGCTTCTACAAAGAACAATGAAATCTTTGAACACTTTTATCAAAACGATATTGATAGCACGTTAGACTTTAACAAAAGACGAAACGGCAATATTGAAATAGACTACACACCTTTCAGAACAGGTAAAATAAGTTTAGAGAAAGCAGAAGTAAAAAACAATCGTGCGTATAGTTATCAAATTACTTTCTATGGCGATGTCGTAAGCTTAAAAGACAAATTCGGAGAAGACAAACTTGTAGACTTAACACTTCTTAACATATATGCACACCCATACAATGCGACAGAAATTAAGAACAGAATAACAGACGGTGCTACAAATTACGTTGTGCGTTATCCATTGATAGCACAAAGGCGTTTGACTTATGACGACGGTGGTGCAAATGACATAAACACGAACACAGGCGCAATACAATACACAGAACTATTTCCTTCTATAAGATTAGCTGCTATTCTTGGTGCAATGCAAGGTAGATACGGTGTAACTTTTAACGGTACATTCTTAACAGATAAACGTTTTCAAAATGCGTTTTTGTATTGTATGAATGCAAACAACTTTCAATACTATACAAGTACAGAAGATATAAACTTTGCAACTATAAGCGCAGATGCTAATAACCAAAACACGAATCCTGCAAGTACATACTTAAGTATTGCAGACAATACAGTAAAATTTAGTAGAATTGAATTTGATGAGGCTTTCCCAACTGCGCCTACGCCTAATAGCATTATAACTACTAACGGAATTAGGCATAGAATAGTCGTAAATGTTTTTAATTCAAGCGTAAGTAATGCTAATTTTTATATTGATGTATTTAGAAATGGTGCTTTAATTACTACTTTAGAAACGCAACCAAATGTGTTTCCTTTGCAAGTTGCAGAAGTAATAAATTCAACAAGCCTAACAGAGCAAACGTTTAATTTTAGAATTAGAGCAAACATTAATTGTACTTTTGAATCAAGAGTTGCTTATGTGCAATTTAGACCTGCTTATGTTTATGGAATTGGAGCTATTCAACAAGCAATAGAAAATAGATATAATGCAGTAACAGCTTCTACAACTTTAGCTGGTAACATTGATCCGTTAAGCTATATTCCAGATATGAAAGTAGCAGACTTTTTTAGTGGTTTACTAAAAGAGTTTAACCTTACGTGTTACGGAACAGAACAAGACGTTTACCAAGTTGAACCATTAAGCGATTGGTACGACAAAGGCGCAGTAGTAGACATCACGAAATACACGGACATAGAAAGCGTAAACATAGACAGAGTTAAACTATTTCAAAACATAAGCTTCAAATACCAAGAAAGCGAAAACATATTAAACCAAGCCTTTCGTGATTTATTTAGTAGGAACTATGGCGACGTAACGGCAGAATTTAACTATGACGGTGGTGACTTCAACGTTGAATTGCCTTTTGAGAATATGATGCAAGAAAGGTTTACAGGTACAGACTTGCAAGTTGGTTTTACAATAGACCATAGCTTAAATACATACGTACCAAAGCCTATGATTTTGTATATGTATGACGAAACACCAGCAACGTTTAAATTTTACAACGGTAGTACATACGACACAATCACGGAATATATGCCATTCGGTCAAGACTTAATAGACGGCACAGACAACTTTACGCTAAACTTCAATGCAGAAATAAGCACGTTA